AGATGAATACCGCGCCGACGCCATCGGCCTCATGATCCGCAGAACTCGCATAGAACTACTAGAAACTTTCGAACGTGCGCGCATCGTATATACAAAGCTTGGAGCGCAACTCACCAACAATCCAATGCGCGCTACGATGCCCAACGGCGCGCGTCTTACATTCGCATATCTCGAACGCGATGCCGACGCAGAGCAGTATCAGGGGCATAGCTACACTCGTGTATACATAGAGGAATGCGGCAACTTTCCATCTCCGGTTCCGATTATGAAGCTGATGGCGACGTTGCGTAGTGGCGCTGGTGTTCCCGTCGCAATGCGGCTCACAGGCAACCCAGGCGGACCTGGTCATCAGTGGGTGCGCGCTCGTTATATCGACCCAGCTCCAATGGGGTGGAGGGTGCTCACTGATGGTAGTGGCCTTGAGCGTATCTACATACCGTCCCGAGTCAGCGATAACGTCTATCTCGGTCCGGATTATGTGCAAAGGCTGCGGGCATCGGGTTCGCCTGAGCTGGTCCGTGCCTGGCTGGAGGGCGACTGGAGCGTCGTGTCTGGCGCTTTCTTTCCCGAGTTCAGTATGGAGCGGCACGTCATCGCCCCTAGAACATTGCCCAATCACTGGCCTCGCTTCCGTTCCTTCGATTGGGGATCTGCTCGACCATTTGCGTGCCATTGGTGGGCCGTGTCAGATGGCAGCATCCCCAGCATCGCCCGCGGATGCCTCGTCAACTACCGCGAGTGGTACGGGATGAAGCCGAACGAGCCGAACGTCGGCCTGCGCATGACCGCCGAAGCCATCGCCGCCGGCATCAAGGCACGCGAGGCCGACGATCCGCAGCCGGTCATTGGCGTTGCTGATCCCGCCATGTTCGCCGAGGACGGGGGGCCGAGCATCGCGCACCGCATGATGGGCGGGGCCGTCATCTTTCGGCCAGCCGACAACAAGCGCGTCGCTGGGCGTGGCGCCATGGGCGGCTGGGACCAGGTGCGCGCCAGGCTCGATGGTGACGCCGACGGCAAGCCGATGCTGCTGCTGTTCAGCACCTCGCGCGATCTGATCCGCACGCTGCCGGCGCTGCAGCATGACGACGCGCGCCCAGAGGACGTGGACAGCGACATGGAGGACCACGCGTCGGACAGTTGTAGATACGCCTGTATGTCACGTCCGTTCGTGCGTGATCTGGCGCCGAAGCCGGTTGTTGATAGCTGGTCCAGGGCTTTCGAGCGCGCATCACGCAGCGACGTGGACGCGTGGCGCGTGGTGTAATGGCGCGGTCGATGATCAATCGGTTCTGGACGCAAGACGTGCATGATCGGTTAGAGCTGCTCTATTGCGTCGAGGGGTTGGACATCCCGGACATCGCTCGTTCTATGGGGAAGACGCCGACAGCAATCCAGAACCAGATCACTAGCCTGGGCCTACGCCTGACACCCCAGGCAGTACAAGCGAGGCGGGCACGCGGCTACCGATCCAAGCGCTGGGATACACCGACCGATCGGGAATACACGAAGCTGATGCGGAATTATGACTGACACCGTTGGAACGCAGCATGACCGAGCAGCCAGACACCACCACGATGAGCAGCGCGGAGTTCCGGCGCCACGTCGGCACCGATCCGGCCAAGTGGGCCGAGGCGATGCTAGATGCAGTCGGCACCCCATCTGTCGTGGCGCTCAGTAAGGCCGAGAGATATGCACTCGTGGCCCAGTGGTTCCGCGATGCCATGGAGGCCGCCGTGGCCGAGGCTGTGCGGCACGAGACCGCGGCAATATGCCCACCAACCAGCTAGCACCGCCCGACATGCCGTGGCTCGCCGTGCGCAGCCCCATGGGCCAGCCGAACAGCCTCAGCCCGCCCCGAGGACGACATCGCGGCGAAGTCCGCTCGTAGAATACTGCGCCTCGCCGGCCTGATCGCTGGCGGTGGCGCAGCGGCCGCCGGAACGCAGCAGCAGCCGAGCCAGTAGGAACGAACGTTCTCTGTCCGGAAACGAATATTATCGGTCTGCATCCCTGGATATAGCGCGAGGACTGATTGACGGGCATTCGCCTAGGTGGCGGAAAATAGGGTCAACGACGAATATATCTCGCCAGAACGGTTCAGAACAACCGACGTGCACAAGCAACATCAACGCGGTAATGCCCATGTGCTTTAGCCTCTTATGGCTCGTGCAGACGCTGGTGTGGTTGGTCGTCGTCTGCGCCGTCGTTGCCATCCTCATGCTGCTCCTGCCGATCGTCCTGGGCTGGCTCGGCTGGGCAGGCGGCCTGGCAATGCAGGTGATCAGGATCATCGTCGCGGCCATCGTCATCATCTTCCTGATCTGGTTCTGCTACGACCTGCTGGTGTGCACCGGGGTCGGAATGCCGAGAGTGCGATGAGCCACGGCGTGCTGCTCGGCATCATGGTGGCGGCGCTGGTGGTGCTGCTGATCGCCGCAGCGACGTAGCCGACATCCATACGTAACGACATCTACGCATCAACACATGGAGAATTATGATGGCACGGGTTCACATTATGGGCGGCTATCTCAACGTTGAGGGGATGAGCGGCGGATTGCCGGATAATTCGTTGCCTGGGGGGCCCGTCTACCCGGACCAGGGGCTTCCTGGCGATCAGCCTGGGATCGACAACAGCCTGCCGCCTGGCACGCCACCGATCGGTGTCACGCTGCCTGAGCCGCCGCCCGGCATCTGGCCGCCACCGTCGTTCTCGCGGCCCATCGTCCCGATCGGACCCGACAACACACTGCCGGTGGCGCCTGGCACTATCTGGCCCAGCCCTGGCAGGCCCGTGCGGCCCGACAACAGCCTGCCTGGCGGTCAGGGCGGGCAGATCGATAACAGCCTGCCGAGCCAGACGTTTTGGGTTGTGGCGGGCATCCCAGGCGTTGGCTGGCGCTACATTGCCATCGATCCGAGCCTGGAGGTCGGGCACCCGCTGCCGCCGCACGCGCAGCCGAAGTAGCCAACAATGATGACAGATGAGGAGCTACGGCGTCTGAAGCACATTGAGCTTTTGCTCCGCTTTGAGGATGGCGGCGACCCGGAAGTGGCGGTTGTAGAGTTCAAGAAGGAATTCGAACTGTTCCTGTTGAATGTTCGTCACTTCCATGAAGCGCATCAACAACAAACCCACAGGGGCTTCACGTCATGAAACACGCACTGCGCATTACCACGATTGTGGCCGGCGCCTGGTTCTTCCACGCGCCGGCCTATGCCGACACGATCCTTGTGTTCGGCCAGAGCAGTGGCACGCCAATCACTGCGACTGAGAACGGCGCACAGGACCAAACCACGATCACGGCTGTCGATGCACCAATCGGCATCACAGAGATCCAGAACAGCAGCCCTGTCGCTGCATTCTTCGACCTGAACATCACCTCCACTGACCTGGCACAGCCGTTGGGTAGCGGCGCTGCCCAGCACTACGCCGGATCGTTTTCGATTTTCAGTGGCATTGGCATGACGGGGACGAACTTCCTCAGTGGTTCATTCACTGATCTGGTGTTTGGGACGGGCACGGGTGGTGCGCTTGCGGTCGGTGCGCCGCCTGATCTGGCATCGTTCACCAGCGATGTCATCACGTCGTTGTCTTCGCCGTTAGCGGTGGGGCTGGCGTTTACCAACATCGCGCCTGGCTTCGCGATTGTCGGGACGAGCATCGGCAGCTTCACCAGCAACGTCAGCGGCACGTTCTCGGCTAATGCAGTCCCGGAGCCGGCGAGCCTGGCGCTGCTCGGGGTGGGGCTGCTCGGGTTGGGGTTGGTGCGTCAGCGGCGGGTGTCATGAGCGACAAGCAGATCGACGCCATCAATGACCTGCGGGGCGCTATCAAAGAGACCGCGGAGGCCGCGCTGCTGCTGAAGGTCGGCACGGCCAACGCCGAGGCGCTGGCCAACATCATGCTGGCCTACCGGCACCTGGAAGATGCCAGTATGCGGCTGGGCAAGGTGATCCAGGCGCTCGACGGCGGCGTCAGCGTCTATGACAAGCGCACCACCGTCGGGGCGTGACCGAGCAGGAGCGCGCTAACGGCCTGCTGGCGGGGATCAGCGAAAAACTCATTCGCGTCCTGCCGCCGGCGTTCATTCTGCTGTTGATTTTGAACGCGATGTTCATGTTCATGTTCTGGTGGATCTACGACCACAACACGATGGCCCGCGCTGAGCTGCTCAACCGCATCGTGGAGAAGTGCCTGTTGCGGCCGTAGCCGCCTCCTACTCTTCAACCTGCTCCGGCTTGGCACGTCGAACGATCGTTGCGCGCCAGCCCAGCCGCTTGAAGCCCTGGCGTAGCTTGTCGGCCGGCTGGCCCATCAGATGGCGTAGGATCGGGGCGGCGAACACCACCCCGTCGGTAGCGCGGTCGATCACCAACCCGGCGCAGAACGGCCTAGGGCCGTCGCACACCACGCGCACCAGAATGCCGTCGCAGTATCGCTCGCCGGGGCTCATCGCCGCCTCCTACTCATCAACCTGTCCCTCACGCGCATCTTGGCACGCCAGTTCATAGCGACGCCTGGCGTCGAGGTGTCGACGCGCTTCGGTGTATCTGTCTGCTGGAATGTCGCTCTCCAGGCGCGCGGCGTTGCGCGCTATCCAACCCAGCGCCCACTCCAGATCATTCGCCAGATCGGCACCGAACTTGTTAAGGAGCCACGCCAATCTGGCCGCTTTAGGGTCCGTCATAGTTCCTCACAATCAAGACCGTCCACAGCGTAGCGGAGAGCCGCCATGCCAGCCACCATGAAGCACGTCATCTCGGTGCCCTGGACCGACGAGGAGCGCACGTTGCTGCGCCAGATGTGGGCGAACGGCATGGGCTGCGCCGGCATTGGCCGCCACCTGGGGCGCAGCAAATACAGCGTGCGCTCCGAGATCGAGACGCTGAAGCTGGGGCCGCGTGGCAGCGTGGTGGCGCCTCCAGAGCGCCCGCCGGGTCGGGTGGTGCTGGCACGGGCACGGCCACAACCATTGCGACCTGGCGCCCGCACGCTGCCGCCATTGCCGAGTGAGATGAACGCCAGCGATTGATGTGCTATAACGAAACGGCTCGGGGGGCGCTTGAGACGCCCTGACCGAGCCTAACCGCCGACATGGAGGTGAGCCATGGCGAAGGCTGCTGAATATGTGCCCTACACAGGGCCGATTGTCACACGAGCACAGGCCAAGGCAGCGGGGCTGCCGCGCTACTTCACGGGAAATGCGTGTATATACGGGCACGTGGTCGAGCGGAACACGGCAAGCGGCAACTGTCGCTTGTGTTCCATCACGAAGTCGAACGCGGCGCATAAGGCAAACCGAGAGAAATCGAATGCCAACGCCAGAGCGTGGCTTCATAGGAACAAAGCCAAGGCCGCTGCGCAGGCCCTGGCCCGTAGGCAGAAAGACCCTGAACATTACCGAGAGATTGCGCGTCGATGGGCTAGGAAGAACGTTGAAAAACGTAGGGCCTACCACCTAGCGAACGCGGAGGCGATAAAAGCTCGTGTTCGGCAGTGGGGGATCGATAATCCTGAACGCGCCACTGCGCTCAAGCGTAATCGACGCGCCAGAGTGGCGGCGGCGGAAGGCTTTCACACCGGAGCGGAAATCAGAGACCTACTGAAGAAGCAAAACGGCCGCTGTGTTTACTGCTCCGTCAGCATCCTTAAGAAGTTCCATGCCGATCACATCGTGTCGCTGGCAGATGGCGGCTCCAACTGGATAGGCAACATCCAACTCACATGTCCGACGTGCAATATGCGCAAGAACCGAACGGACCCGATCGCCTTCGCGCATCGGATGGGCCGTCTGTTGTAGGGGCGGATGACAGCTATCCGAAAGACTTGGATCAGCTGCACGAAAGGCTTGTCCGTTGGTTTGAAGAGTCCGAGTTAGCCAGACAAGACGAGATAGCCCTCGCACAAAGAGATCGGGACTATGTGGACCACGAACAATTTACCAGCGAAGAACGGAAAATCCTGAACGAACGCGGCCAGCCGATCATTACGATCAATAAAATCGCAGATAAGCTCCAACTGCTGTGCGGCATGGAGCGCAAGGCCCGCACAGACCCCAAGGCGTTCGCGCGCACACCGTCCGAGGAGGATCGCGCCGACGCCGCCACCCAGTCGCTGCGCTACATCAGCGACGACAACACGTTCCCGTTGATCCGCAGCGCCGTGTTCAACAACATGCTGGTGGAGGGCGCCGGCGGAGCAGAACTTGGCCTCGAGGACGATGGCCAGGGTGGCGCCAACATCACGATCACCCATGTGCCGTGGGATCGCGTCTGGTACGACCCGCACAGCAGGACGCTCGATTTCTCCGACGCGCGATATAAGGGGTTGGTAATCTGGACCGATCGAGATCAGCTCGAGGCCGACTACCCCGACGCTGACGACGTGATCGAGGCGTCGTTCAGCAGCGTTGACTTCTACTACAACGACCGGCCCGAAACCGCGTTCTGGACCGACAACAATCGCCGGCGCGTTCGCTTGGTGCAGTGCCACTGGGACGAGCGCGGAACGTGGTGGCAGGCGACGTTCACCAAGCATGGCATGCTGGCCAAGCCGCAACGCAGCAAGTTCAAGGACCGCAAGGGCAAGAGCACCTGCGGCCTCATCCTGCAGTCGAGCTACATTAATCGCGAAAACCAACGTTACGGCATGGTGCGTGGGCTGATCTCGTTGCAGGACGAGATCAACAAGCGGCGCTCCAAGGCAATGCACTTGCTGAACGTGCATCAGGTGGTGGCCGAGAAGGGCGCGGTGTCCGACGTGGACAATGCACGCCGCGAGGTCGCCAAGCCCGATGGGTATGTGGAAGTGATGCCGGGGCTGAAATTCGAGATCCAGCAGACCACGGACCTCGCCGCCGGTCAGTTCCAGCTTCTCCAGCACGCGACAGCCGAGATGCAGCTCTCGGGGCCGAATGCGGCGATGAGCGGCACCGACCCGCGTGAGCTGAGCGGTCGTGCGATCCTGGCCCAGCAGGCCGGCGGGGCCGCTCAGAACGAGCCGTTGGCCGACGCCCTGCGCTACTGGAGCCGGCGTATATACGAGTCGTGCTGGATGGCGGCGCGGGAATACTGGACCGCAGGTAAGTGGGTGCGGGTGACCGACGACTTGAACGACACCAAGTGGGTGGGGGTCAACCAGCCGATCCGCGTGATGGACCGCCTGGCCGAAATGCCCGAGCAGCAGCGCATGATGATGATGCAGCGCATGCAACTCGTGCCGAACGATCCACGGCTACAGCAGGTCATCGGCATCAAGAACGACATCACCGACCTCGACGTGGACATCACGGTTGAGGAGGGCATCGACATTCCGTCGCTGCAGCAGGAGACGTTCCAGACGCTGGTGCAACTGGCCGGCATGCAGCCTGGGCTGATACCGGGCGATGTGCTGATTGCGGCCAGCGGACTGCGCGACAAAGACATGCTGCTCGAGCGTATGAAGGAGCATCAGCAGCAGCAGCAGCAGATCCAGCAGCAGGCGGGGCAGCTCGCAACGCGGCACGCGGAGGCCGACATCCAGGGCAAAGAGGCCAAGGCAGCCGCCGACACGGCGCTGGCTAAGGAGCGCACGGTGAACGCCGCGAGTGGTGTGCATAGCATCCACAGCGACTTCAGCGCGCCGCCGTATGGACAGCCCAACGTGGACGACAACGCGCAGCAGCCGCAGCCGATGCAGCCACCGGCCGATCCCGAGCAGATGACGCCGGAAGTCGCGATGGCGCATCACATGGCCGACCTCGCCAAGAAGCAGGCAGACATCAGCAAGACGCGCGCGGATACGATGCTGACGGCAGCGAAAATTCCGCAGACCGCTCAGCAGACGCTGCACACCGCGCATCAGACGCACCAGACGGCCATTACGACGAACCGTTTGATGCGTACGCCGATTCCACAACCAACCCCATCACCCGGAGCGACGCCATGACCCGCGTCTCGATATTGCTTGTGTTGCTGTTGCTGCCGGCTGTGGCGCTGGGGCAGGCTCTGGCCTACGCCGACCGATCTGGCACCATCACCACGGGAGGCGCGGCACAGGTGGCAATGCCGGCTTGGAGCGGTCGGCACGGTTGCGTGATCCAGAACCAGTCCACCGGCAGCCTGTGGGTATCGGAGACGGCAACGGCGATTGCTGGGCCTCCGTCAATCCTGATTCCCGCCGGGTCGCAGTTCCTGTGTATGAACCCGGCGTCAGGCGGGGCGTATTCGATCATCGGCGCCACCACAGCGCAGGCGTTCGCGGCGCGCGAATGGTGATAGCCAGGCGCTCACTGTTGCTGGCCGGCGTCGCTCTGCCTGCTGTGGCTCGCGCGCAGTGCGTCACTGATACCCCGAGCGTGGATGCGTGCAGGGGTGGCGTGCGCCTTACTTCGCCACCTGGGCTGTCGCTCGATCTCACCTTCATGACACCCGGCACGCTTGACCCCCGCATCACCTTCACACGCGCATCCACTGGCACCTATTTCGACAGCACCGGCACGATGCAGACGGCCACCACGAACACACCGCGCTGGGACTACAACCCGAGCACGCGCGCGCTCAATGGACTGTTGATCGAGGAGGCGCGGACCAATGTGCTGCTCAACAGCGCGACGCTCGGCACGCAGTCGGTAGCCGTCACTGCACAGGCATACACGCTGTCATTCTATGGCACCGGCACGGTAACGCTGAGCGGCACATCAACAGGCTCTCTTGTCGGCACTGGTGCTTTCCCAACTCGCGTTGCACTGACGTTCACGCCAACCGCTGGAACGCTGACATGCACCGTCACTGGATCGGTGCTAAATGCCAACCTGGAGGCCGGTGGATTTGCTACATCGTGGATAGCCACGACAGCAGCGAGTGTGACGCGGGCGGTGGATGTCTGCTCGATGCCGACGGCAGCGTGGTATCAGAGATCGCCGTGTTCGCTGATGTTCGAGGTCTTCTACCCGAACGACTTTGGGAATGGTCGTATTATCGGTGGGTTGGGTGACAGTAGTTCTGCCAACGCCGGCTTTTTCCAAGGCCAGTATTGGCTCTATGGAGGAGGAACAGCATACAGCACTGGCGCTGCTCTGCCAGCGAATGCGGTCAGCAAACTGTGCGGCACAATCAACAATACAGCGTTGCTGATCCAGGCAGGGGTCAACGGAACAGTCGGCCCGACGGTTGCCATGTCCAGCACGCCAGGACCAGCCACCACTTTGGCTTTTGGCACCCCGCCGTGGGCTTTAGGGGCAGCGCAGCTTGGTGGTTACATCCGCCGCGTCCGTTATTGGCCGCGTGTGCTGACCAACGCCGAGTTGCAGCAGGTCACGACGTAACGATGGTCTGACGGCCAAGAACCTACCCTCCCACAGGTGAGGCCGAAGGGCGGCCCTGCGCCGGGTCCAGACGAACGCCCGGCGTAGGCGATCGCCACCACCACGCATCTCTGAGGACCAGCATGGTTCACCTACCCGAACGGGACACCGTGGAGGCATTAGATCCGCGTGATCTTCGGGCGTTGCGCGATCGTCTGGCAGAGGAGTTGGACTGGCTCAATGCGAAGCTGTGGACCAGGGGAAGCAAGACGTGGGCGTGGCGTCTGAACCTTGCGTATGTCAACGCCAGAATGGCCCGCCTGAACCGGCCAGACTAATCCTAAGGACATCCAAACATGGCCAACGAGCAACTCGAGGGTTTCCTCGCGAGCGAAGTCGCGTCTGCCGCTGAACCGGCCCCGCCAGCCGCGCCAGAGCCACCGCCAGAGGCTGCGGCACCGAAGCCCGAGGCAAAGGCCGAGCCAGCGCCCAAGGCGGCTGCAGCCAAGTCAGAGCCTGACGACGACGGTCCGCCTCCCAAGGCGCTCGAGGGTGAGGATGTCATTCCGCTCCGCGCCTATGAGGACGAACGCCGCAAGCGCAACGACTGGAAGGAGAAGGCCGCGCGGCTCGAGGGCGAGCTTGCCGCCTACAAGCGCCAGCAGGAGGACGCACAGCGCCGTGCCGCCGCTCCACCACCACAACCCCAGCAGCCGCCACCAGACCCCGCCACCAACCCGCAAGGCTGGGCGCAGCACGTCGTCCAGCAGCAGCAGGCGGCGCTGCTCAACGAGAGGCTCAACAACAGCGAAATGATGCTGGCCGATAAGATCGGGGCGGAGAAGCTGTCCGAGTACGTGCAGGAGTTTCGGGGTTTGGCCGAGGCCGATCCGACGCTGTTCGGCAAGCTGTATAGCCAGCCGCATCCGTATGCCTGGATGACGCGCGAGGTCGATCGGCTCCGCCTGGTCCGTGATGTCGGGGACGATCCGGCCGCGTTCAGGGCGAAGATCGAGGCCGAGGCGCGCGCGAAATGGGACGCGGAAGCCGCCATACGGCCCCCGCCAGTCTCTCCCGCCGCTGGGCTGCAGCCGTCGCTCGCCACCGCGCGCAGCGTCGGAGGACGCTCAGCGGTCGCCTGGACCGGAGAGCCGAGCCTCGAGGACGTGTTGGCGCCTGTCCAGAACCGCAAGCGCCCGAACGGCGCCGGCGGCTCAGTGCGTTACTAGCCGTGCCTCCCCGCCGCCGGGGGTAACGGGCGTTCGTGCCGATCCAGGTGCCGCCGACCGATTCAACGGGCGTAAGTGCCGCCGCCGGGCGCTCCGGGCGTGATCAAGCGAAAGGAGAAATGCAGACTAAGTATAGGAGTGCTCGGCTATGGCCGACATGATTCTTACCCCGGCCAGACCGGGCCTAACCCCAATACAGTGGCAGTCAGATTTCTGGGTAGAGTATCTCAGAGAAAACCAGTTCACACCTTATTTCGGCACGACAATGGACGCGATGATCCAATTACAAACGGATCTCACGCGCAAACCCGGCGATACTGTTGTCTTCCCCACCGTCCGCAATCTCACGGGCGCTGGCGTCACCGGCAACACCGTCCTCGAGGGTAATGAAGAAATCCTGAATGCTCGCTCACTGAATGTGACCGTCGGCGTCATCCGCCACGCGGTCGCCGTCAGTGACTGGGACGAACAGAAGTCGGTCATCGACCTGCTGCAGGCAGGCCGCAGCGTGCTGAAGAACTGGGCCGCCAACAAGCTCCGCAACGACATCATCTCGTCACTCGGGGCGATGACGGCGGACGGCAACGTGCAGGTCACCTACGCCGCCGCCACCGCCGCCCAGCGCAATACCTGGCTGACCAACAATGCCGATCGCGTCCTGTTCGGCATCTCCAAAGCGAATGCAGTCTCGAACGTATATGCAACTGCATTGGCGACCGTGGACAACACCGCCGACAAGATGACCGCCGCGCAGATCACCCTGGCAAAGCGGTTGGCGCGCACGGCAACGCCCAAAATCCGGCCCATCCGGATCAGCAACGACGAGGAGTGGTACGTGCTCTTCGTGCCGAGCCTCGTGTTCCGCGACCTGATGCTCGATCCGGTCATCATCAACGCACTGCAATACGCCTGGAACCGTGGGTCCGATAACCCGCTGTTCACCGCTGGCGACCTGATCTACGACGGGGTCATCATCCGTGAAATCCCAGAGCTGCCGATCCTGCATACCGGCGACCCGGGCGGCTCCACGATCGACTGCGGCGCATCCTACCTCTGTGGCGCACAGGCTATCGGCATCGCCTGGGCACAGCGCACCAAGGTCATCACCAACACCCGCGACTATGGTTTCATGAACGGAACGGGCGTTGAGGAAATCCGGGGGGTGGCCAAGCTGCGCTTTGGCGTCGATCCGACTGTTGATACAACGAAACCTGTAGATAATGGTGTATTTTCCCTCTGGTCGGCT